GTACGTGCCGTATCGCCGGAGCTTGCCCTTGGCGAACAACAGCCCGTGGATCTCGTCGGTTGTCAGTGCCTTATTCGTCATCAGTGTCGCTATCCTCGATCGCCGCGGCTTGTTCGATTGAGCGCCCGCCGCCGGCTTCGGCGACCGCCCGCATCCCCTCTGACTTGATCTCGTCGAGATCCCGCTCATCGAGCTTGCGTTTTGCCTCGGCTAGTACGCTTTCCGGGACCGATGCGCCCTGATGCACAATCAGTGGGGCACCCTTGACGCGCTCAACGATACCGATCTCGATCGGCTTCGGCCGCCGCGGGTCGTGCCATAGCACGGAATCCATCGGCGTAAGAATCGCCTCGCCCCGGCGGTAGCCAACGATCGGCTTGATGGTGATCATGTTTCCCCCTTTGCAATCGGTTTGTACTTGGGACCAGGTGCGGCAGTTGCAACTAGCTTGCGGCAGTGAAAGCTGGCCCCGTCTTGCCGTCGAACGTGACCTGAACCATCTCGGTGAGTCGCGTACCGGCGGCGAGCTCGGGCCGCTCGCGTCGCGAGATGTAGCCCGAGCCGATCACCTTTGCCGGTACCGTTTGCCCTTCTTGCAGCGGCATATTAAGCGTAATGGTGCCGACCGATGCGAGCGGGGCTTGCTTGGTGAAGTCGGCATAGACGACCACGTCGAACGGGTCGACCTTGGCCAGATCATCCGGGCAGGATTCATAGAACCCGTCGGACGACAGCGCCGTGTCTTCAAGCGCCTCGACCATCTCGGCAATCGCCCCGATGCTCTGAACGCGAAACCCCGTGTAGGTGATGCCCCCGGAGAATACGAGCGACGCCCCGATTCCAGTTTTCTTACTCATTACGAAGTACCCCGTAGGTTGCGACGACCCCCGCGGAATCGGTGATCGTCAATGTTACATAGATCGCACCTGACAGACTGAAGCTCGCCCGGGTGAATGCTGGTTCGAGATAGGTGCCGGTGACGTTCGCCGTCGAGACCGCGGCCGCGGGGGCCCCGTTGATCGCGACCAGCACGGTGCCTGTCGGACCTGCCGAGCGGACCGACCAGCTCACGTTGGCGATCGTGCGCCCCTCGGGGAGGATCGACTCGGCGGCCGAGAGCCGGAGCTCCGGCCCGATACCCGGTTGCAGGCCGAACGTCGCGATCGCGATGAGCGGGGTTGCCGGGTACACCGGGGCCGCGGGATCGCCGTAAATGATTCGCATTGCGAGCGTTTCCTCGAACGTCCAATTATCCGACCCGTCGACCGGCGAGATCGCCCGACCAGATCGACCATCGATGAGACACTCACCGACGTAGAGATCGCCCCAGTATCCGCCCGACCAGCCCGAGACCGCGAGTGACAATAGGTTCGTGATCGTATTACACCGCCGGGGAGCGTCCCCGCCGAGACACGAGACCGTCGCGATTGCGAGCTCTTCGGTGCCCTCTTCGGCCCCGTGGAGCCCGTACTCCATTGTCGCTGTCGACGTCATGAGCGTGATCGCGTTCGCCTGCTTGGTCCGTTGCCGGCGGCGGCCGAGCTGGATTGCGTCCCCGATCCGATCGCGCAGCATCCGGCGAGCGTCGTTGCGGTTCTTGATCGGCACCCCGGAGATTATCCGTGGCGTGATGAACGGCACCGTCGGCGGGCCGGGTAGATCGACCGGGGTCATGAGGTAATCGCGGAGTGCGTACAGTGAGCTCATAGCCGCACCCCCTTGGCCCGTTGTGCGACAATCCATTGCTTTAGTGCGGCGATGAAGATCTGCCGTTTCTTCTCAGGGAAGAACCAAAGCGCCGGCCGTAGGAACGAGAACCGATTCTCTTCGATCTTGCCGCGGTTCGCCCCCTTGGCGGTGACGCGATCCTCGGTCCCGAATTCCATGAAGCCGCCGTAGAACTCGTCGCCGGTGAACATGTTCTCATTCGTGATCGTGTTCGTCGCGACTTGGTGTTTCTTCGCTGCGGCCCGGCTACGTTTCGCCGCGCGTACCTTGATCGCCTGCTCGAGCTGCCCGGTATCGTGCGGCGCGAGATCCATCGCCACGTTGCGAGTGAAGTGCGCGACCTGCCGGGTAGCCGGCCGAAGTGCTTTCTTCCGCATCCCCTCGCCGAGCCCGCTGAGCTTTCGCTCGATCTGGATAACCCCAAACCACGAGATTTGCACGGGGTCATTCTTGCGCCCTCGAGCCGTGCGGGATCGCATCGAGATTCGGGTCGTTCCCAGCCCGAGCTGCGTACCGATTCGGTTAGCTAGGCTCATCGCGACCTCCCGCCTCGTTTGGCCCGATGAGGGTGAGCTCGAGCTCGCGTTCGATCGCGACGACTCCGGCGATCTCGTAAACGTCGGGCCCGATCACGAGCCGCATCTCCGGCGTGATCCGCATACCGGGGTCGCGGATAAACGCGAGATAGTTCGCTCCGGCATAGAGCTGGTTCGCGTTGACCCGCTCGAACCCGGCTAGTCGTTCGATCGCGGCGTACACGTTGCAGACGACCGTCGGCGGTGACATACCACCGTCGAAGTCGCTATCGTTCGCCGGCCGTTCGATACGGCCATAGTGTCGGTGCTTACGTGTTGGCATAGTACCCCGTCCCCAGTGATCGCCGGAGCGACCGCGCCGAGAGCTCAAGCTCTTTTCCAACGTTGCCGGCCCCAGTTGCCGACGGGTTGTCGAACCAGTGCCGGACCACGAGCAACAACCAGAGCTTCGCCTCGGCCGGCACGTCGGCCGCCGTGCCGTAGCCGGCGGTATAGGCGACCGTCACCGCATCAATGCGGTTGGTGTTGACTGACGGCCATATGAGCCCTGTCGCCGCGGGGTACAGTTGCGCCGGGAGATCAAGCCCGTTGAGCAATTGATAATCCGCGGGGTCGAGTGTCTGCTCGGCGTTGTCGGGGTCGTAGTACGTGATCGATTGGATTGAGACCAACGGCGGCATCGGGAGATCGATCGGCCATGCGGCCCCGTCCGGGTTGCAGAAGTCGGGTAGGATCAATTCGAATCCGGCAGAGACGAGTTGACGACCGACCGACTTTTGCAGCACGTTGACCGCGGCTTCGATCAATTGGGCGATGTCGAGATCGAACTCATTCGAGACGATCCCGAGATGCCGCTTGACTTCAGCTAAAGAGATCGGCGTTGTCGCCGGCTTGCTCGTTTGCTTGAGGATCACGTTTGCCTCGCTTGCCAGTTGATTTGGTGGGGGCCGCGGCCTGCTCTAGCCCATACGTTTCCTTGATCGCCTGCTCCGGGTCAACCGCGACGGCAAGCTCACGCTTGACCAGTTGCTCGCCGAATTCTGGTGGGACGTCGATCAGTTGCCCCTTGCTCACGTTGTAGATCCACTCGTTGAGATCCGCCTTCATGCGTATGAACACAAAGAAACTCCTATAAGGAAAAGCCCGGCGACTGGCCTTATCGACCAGCCGCCGGAGCTCGGTCACCCGGGGAGGGTTAGGTCGCCGCGGCCAAAGTCAAGTACTTGACCGGATTCGTACCGGCGTCTCGCAGGTCGCCGTCGTATCGGGCGAATGCCAAGAACGCGACCTGATGGTAATCGGCGAAGCGCTCATCGAGGCGAAGCAGGGTGATGCCCCGTACGTCTCGAATCAAGTACTTCGACAAATCACCGTAGATCAAGCCCTTGGTCGAGACGGCCGAGGGCATGTCCTGATTGATCACGTACGGCGTGCCGTCGAACGTTGCCGGCTCGCCGGCGATCACCGACGGCATCCAGATCGGCCGGTTCTGCGAATCGACCATCGTCTTCATTTTCAGCAACGTTGCGTCATGCATCATGAACGTCGCATTCGCACGATAGGCAGGATCGACGCTGTGCTTCAGGGTCATAATCTCCGGGTAGGTGAGCTTGAGCGGCGTACCGCCCGTCACCCCTGAGTTTGCCGCGGCGGTAACGATACCTCGCGGCTGACTCGTACCCGTGCCGACCGTGAAGTGCGTATTCGTGATCCGACCGATACGAGTACCGAGCGCTTCGCCGAGGAACGCCGGCAAGTTGATTGCCGAGTCTTGCAGCAATTCGACAGAGACCCGGATCATCTTGGACGAGTACTTGTACGAACCCAGCACCAGTTGCGTGAACGTGACATCTTGCTCCGCGACTTCGGTATTCTCACCGACGATCGCGCCGACTTGACCCGTATCGTTCGCGTTCGGCATGGGGAAGTCGCTGCCGGTCGCTGTGGTAAGGATCGTGGCAACTTGCCGCATTCCGCCCCACTGCAACATTGCGGCTTCGAACGGGCCCATCATCTCATCCGGCACCGTGAAACCACCGGCACCGCCGGCGGCGTCCTTGATGCCCGCCGTGGTGAACGTCACCGCTTGAGCCCGGCTTTCATAAGACTCGAGCCGGCGGTTGCGGATCTCGCGGCGGATCTCCCGTTGTCGCTGAGCCTCGGCCAGACTCCGCGGCGCAGGCAGTTGGACCCCGTCGTAATCTTCACCACGATTGAGCATCACGTTGACTTCCGACTGCTCGATCGGGAGACCAATTCGCTCGGCCCACCGCTTCGCCTGGACGTCCTGACTTCGTTTGCCCATCGCCCAAGCGTTGAACGCTCGGCATTGCTCATAGCCCGTCAACGGTCGATCCGGGTCGTCGTCGTTCGGATTGTGCGACTTGCGTCGCTCATCGAACCGAGCCCGGTCACCCTGTTCGCGGTTGAAGCTGTCCGCGCCGCGGCTACCGCCAAGATGCTCGATCTTTTCGGCCCGCTCGATCCGGTCTTCGACGTCCGAATGCTCGGCGATGAGCCGATCCCACTCGGTCTTCTCTTCGGCCGATAGCCCGCGGTTCTCGGCTTCGGCCTTATCGTTGATGGCCCGTAAGTTTTTGCTGATCGCGAGATGCTTCTCGCGTAGTTCGCGCAGTGTCATGATTTGATCCTCGACTTGCCGACAAGTCGGGACCAACGGAAAGCGGCCGGCGACCTGCCGGCGATGATTACATAGAGTCATCGCCAACAAGCCGCCGGCCGCTTCGGTCGTTCGTGCTTGCATTTATCGTTTCGGGCCCGTGCCGATTCGGCGACAGTCCCGATTGAGCTTGCACGTTAGCTCTTCAGTTTGTGCGCTGTCAAGTACGACTTCCGCAAATACGCCTCGCGACGCCGCCGTTCGGCCGCGGCGGCCTCGAACGATTGCACCCAAGCATCGCGTGCCGAACGGGCTTCGGCGTACGCCTCTGCGCCCCGCACCCCCGTTGTCGTGCCGACGTATGCCGGGTTGACCACGGGCCCGACGTCGAACACCGAAAGATCATATAGCTCGCGCACCTCGAACGTGTGCCCGTCTCGCGACTCTTCGGTCCACTTCTGCCCGTCGCGGCCGCGGATGTTGAAACTGAAGCTCGAGCCCGTCACGTTGCCGAGCCGTACATGCTCGGCAGTGTCGCGGTATGCGGTTGTATCGCTCGGCTGGATCTCATACCGCAAGCCGACGTCGTCGACCTCGATCTTGAGCGTGCCAGCCGATCGCCGGCCGAGCAAGAGGTGATGATCGAACATCGCCCGGACGTCATCCTCATCGACTTTGTCGAAAGCGGATCGCATTACCCGTTCAACCGCGCCGGGCCATAGCTCGTACTGCGTTGATTGATCGCCGTCGCGATAGAACACCGCGGCATAGCCGGAGATCAGACCCGTTTGCTCTTCGATGTCGCTGCGCAACGTCACCGGCCGTTCAGAAATTCGTTTTTCCATTGCACTAAACCCTCGGGTAAATGAGATCCGTTGCGATCTCGATCGCATCCAGTTTCAGCCGCTCGCCAGCATCGGCGACCCGGCTCGCGAGCCAATCCGGTTGGCATTCCGCGGCTTCGACGAACAGTGTCACCGCCCGTTCAAACAATCGGCCCGAGACGTCGGCGACCCGATCCTCGCCGCCTGCGACTTTCACCGCGGCGTCGATCATGCCGGCGACCGCGGCCCCGTGCTTTTGCTCGAGCTCGTTGATCGCTGCCATAAAGTTACGTTCACGTTTGGCAGCCCGCCCCGCGGCATTGCCGAGCAGTCGGGCGGCGGCCGAGAGACGGTCGACCAGTACGTCGCGGAGTAGTGCCCGCGATCGCTCGTCATCACCGGCCGGCATCGGATCATCCGTTGCCGGTGGTTCGTCATCGCCGGCGAGCTCGGCCTCGGGGTCATCCGCCGCCGGCTCGGTGCCGACGGTGTGCGTCGCGGGGGTGAGGTACTCATCGCCACCCTCGTACGGGTTGAGTCCCTCGAGCTGCCGTACTTCGTTGCGTGAGAAGATGCCCCACTGAATCCCGACCGCGTAAGCGGCGAACCGCGCTTGCGTATCGGCCCGATTCCAGCGGTCAATTTGCATCTCGGCGTATAGCCCGTCGTCGATCTCGGAATCGAGAAACAGTTTGTAGTTCGCCTCGGCCTCGATCCGCCCGACCCATTTACCGAGCGTCGAGTCAAAGTACGCTTTGTTTTCCATCTCGAGCGAGTTGTAGTTCGCTCGGCTCGAGTCGCCGAGTTTGTGCGGCGGGATGTTGAAGAATCGCGCGACGTCCTTGACGCCCCAGTCGAGGAGCTCGACAAGCAGCGCGTCTTTAGGTGAGACCCCGACCGCGTTAAACTTCATATCCTCTTCGAGAATACCGAGCCGATGCCGGCGGCCCGCCCCGCGGTGCCGGCGTTCGATCGCCGCGAGAAACCGCTCTTGTGCGGCCTCGCTCATCTCGCCTGGATGTTCGAAGAATCCCGATGGGGTCGCATCATTGCTAAAGAAGTCGTCGGTGTAGTTCTCGCCGGCGAGATGCCGGCCGATCGTTTGGCGGGCGAAGTCGACAATCGAAAGCCCGCCGTACTCATCGAGTGTCAACCCTTGCAGGTGAAACATATTCTCGGGTGGTACCCGGCGAATCCCCGTTTCCCCATTGGGCCGGCCGTCCTTCTTGGTGTCGATCGCGACCAGATACGTGAGCTGGCCATCTTCCCAGTATGGTTCAACTTGATCGCGGCGGTACCAGTGGAGCCCGCGAACCCGCGAGCCCGACCACAACACCTCTGAATACGAGTTGCCGTAGAGCAGCGCGTGGGCGAGCATTCGCGATACCCAGATGTTCGGCGTCTCGCGGCCCGTCCATCGATTCAACAGCCGATGCACGGGGTGTGTCTTCTCGATCGTCTTGGTACGTCCGTCGTCCGCGAGCCGCTTAACCGGGATCGGTAGCTTGGCGACGTCCGACGTAATCAGATCGACGGCCGACCATACCGGCGAACACGTCATCGCGGATCGCGGCGTGATCCTGATACCCGAGTTGCTCGTCGTCCCCGCCTGCCCGAGATACGACAAGATATCGCTCGCGGTAATTGCTTTGGCCGGGTTATGGATCGACCGAGTTGCTTCGGCGGGTGGTGTCGTCGTCATGTTCGCATCCTATAGCGTGATCGGGCCGCGCCGCTCGTAAACTGATTTCTTTTTTCGCTCGGCGAACATGGCCTCCGAGAAGCTCATCAACACCGCGACGAACGGGTCGATCTTGTCGCCGCTCTTCGCCTTGTCCGGCATCCGGTGCCCCCTCGC